TGCCATTTTTAGTTACTCCGTGAATAAGGTTAAGAATTAGCCCCAGATGCGGCAGGCCATCTGCGGACGGATCACCGAGTAGCCATACAGCACGTCGATACGGCAGGGCATACGGTCGTTGTTGATGTCGTATTGACGGACAACGCGCATGGAGATGCCGTTGTGGACCTGACGCGACGCCATGTCAACGCCCTGCGGGAGCAGGAGGTCGGCGGTGGCAAACGTGATCGCATCCTTGTGGTACACAAGGTTCTGAGCGTACTGGCCGCTAGCGGCACCCACGTAGGTCACGACATCGTTCGCGGCCGGCAGCTTGCTGACCGTGGCGAGGGCGTGCGTCGGGCCGTAGACCGCCGGCAGGAACTCCACATCCACGAACTCCGTAGAGGCCGAGGTGACGGTGTTCTGCACAACGAACTGCTGCAACGCGCCAGTGGACTCGCGGGTCTGCGGGTTGACCGCAAACACGCCAGCGATCGTGAACACGTCGCCGGGGACGAGGGTAAGGCCGTCGGTCACGTTGTCGAGCGTCAGCTTGGTCGCACCGTTGACGAGCGTGGTCTTGACGATCGGGGTGTCCGCGCGTGAAGCCGAGCCGTTGGTGTGCTGCTTGATCGACTGAGACATGTTGATCTCGTCGTAGCCGAGGATGCCTTCGCCCATCATGCCGTTCTTAAACTGACGACTGATGGAGTCCACCGGGTTGAACAAGCCCTTCATGCCTTCGACGAGGCCAGCGTTGGCAGCCGGGTTAACGGTTGCGTAGCGCGGGGCCATGCCGGCGGCGGCTTCGTTCAGCTTCTGCTGGGCCTGCAAGAGAACCAGCGAGGTGCCGGGAGTGACGCCAGGCGTACCGACCGACTGGTAGATTTTCTTGAAGCTGTTGGCCACATCGGCGTCGATGCTGGACGCCAACTGGCTGATACGCGGCTTCAGCACGCGCTCGGCAAAGTCGTCCAACTGGAGGGCCATTTCGGCGCTGGTGAAGTTGACGCCAATGTGCTTCTGTGAGGCGACGGTGAGAGTCGTGAACTGCTCGTTGTCGTCCTGAACCTGAAGCGCAGCGCCGTCGGTCACAAGAGCGCGATCCGGCAGACGGATACGGAGGGTCGAACCGATCTTGGCACCTTCGACAGCAAAGCTGTCGTCGTACTGACGGTTGACGTTGCGGGTGATTACAAGGTTGTTCTCAAGGATTTCGAGAGCCTTCCTCGTAATCATGTCAATAGTAAGAAGTGTATTAGCCACAATATATCTCCAAAAAAGAAGTTAGCGGTTACGTCGCGCTTCCCACTGCTTAATCTGCCTCATACGCTCGGCTTCGATCCACTCCGACGTGCTCATGTCCTTAACAGAGCGTGGGTCCGTCGTGTCTCGGGCCGGTGCGCCGACGGTTTTAGCCGTCACAGGTTTAATCGGCGGGGGCGCATTGGTTGTCCTTTTAACCGGCGGATTGTCGGCCAATTTGACCTCAATCTTGCCGATCTCCTTGGCTTGCAGGTACGGAGACAAACGGGAAATACGTTCAGCCTCGCGGGGGTTAGAACCTAAGTAGTACGCTACGTCGGGTCCAAGCTCCGAAGCCTGAATCGTCTCGGCCATTACGTTCGTAATTGGCAGCGCCTTGTTGTAGACAACTTGCTCAAAGTCGTCGTACTTCTCAAAGGCCGCTTCTTCACGTTCCTTATAGGCCGTCAATAGCTCGCGCTGTTGCCGCTCTGCTTCACGCCGAGCCAATAACTCCTCAGCTTTGCGGGTAGCAAGGGCTTCCGCATACGCGTCAGGGTCAATGTCCCGGTCAGGTAGCGTGGCGGGCGTCTGAACTTGTGGCTCAGGCGCTTTCAACGCTTGCTCTCGTTCCCACTTGCGACGTTCCCGTGCAAGTCGTTTGCCTACCAGCGCGTCGAGCTCCTCTTGGGAGAACGTCTTAGCAGGCTTTTCCTCCGGCTGTACTGCCTCTTGGGCAACAACTTCGGGTTCCGATGCAGCCGTAGCAACCGGTTCCGGCGCGGGTACTTGTTCCGCTACTACTTCAGTTTCAGACATTTTGATTCCTGATGAATCCCTGGTCAACCGGGCCAGTACGGGTTAAATATAGTCTGTTGCGTAAAAACGTCAAGCAATTGTAGCGTTAGCCACTTGAATTAAACGGTAATCTTCGGATAGCAGTTCAATTTTAACTAACGGATCAGTTCGGGACGCGGAAAGCGTAAATTCTATCGCTGATCCTGACCCAGCCGCAGCGACCGAAGATACGTTTTGCAACCCTGAAGTTGTTAAGTTGATGGGCCCAGCGTCTAAGCACACAAACGCAACGGTTGCGGCAAAAGGAAGCGGAACAACTCCGTTTGACGTGCCATCCAATCCCGTAATAATAATCGTATGTTTACGGTTGATTGAATTTTGTGACGTAATTGGAATTGATATAACAGTTCCCGTACCGTCCAAAGTTTGATAATACGTTGTTTGCGTATATGTAGGCGCCGGATACGTACAGTCGCCAAAAATGTTTCCTTGCCCCGCAAAATCGTCCCGAGTGCCGGGCGACAAAAATACTTGCCCCGGTGTTGCGCTGGTTTTGTTATACGCAATTTTTGAAGCAACGGGTTTAGTTGGATACGAAGTGTTAACAACCGTATTTTGCCAGTCTAAGAAAAACAAGTTAGACGCTGTAATGGTGTTCCAGCTTAATCCAAGCTGAATTGGCCCCACAGCGTAGTTAGGGTACGTGGTGTAATCTGGAACAAACTCTGAGCGACAAGAATATGCGGTGATGTTGTTAATTGTTAACTGCGAAGAAATCGCGTTAATCACACCATTACCGTATGCTGCTTCAGCGCCGCAACCGTTTAGGGTCATGTTGCAAATAAAAAAGTGGTAGACACCTTTCGCTGATGCAGGATCGCCATAGCCACCTTGCGTTGGATGATTAGAATAATCACATCCACATGAATTCAATACGCTATAAACCGTATTTACAAACTCATACGCTTGACCGCAACTCGACGCATAACAACTATTCATCGTAATAGATGTTTTGCCGTTATTGCTGTTAAAGACAAAGCAATTTTCGCACTGCGCTACGTTGATGTTCTCAAACGAAGTCATAAAGAAACCTTGGGTTTCCTTAAAAGCGTAGTTACAAAAATTGATGTCAAGATGCCTAAAATTAACGTGAGAATTTGCACCCGTATTGCTAAATACAATAGCTTCGGTATGGGTCACGACACCGGTAAGTGACAGGTTTTCTATGTCAACCCATGTTCCAACAAGGTAAATGATGGGAATACCAGAAACGCCATCAAGGACTTGCGGTGTCGTGTTAAGTCGTCTGATGGTAGCGGAATTTCGAGATTCACCACAAAGCCGTCGATTGTTCGGGACAATAAGCGCCGACGAAATAAGATAGGTTCCCGCCGGAAAATAAATTTTATTTTCAGCGTCAATTGCGGCTTGAATTGCGGCACGATCATCGGTTACGCCGTCGCCTTTAGCACCATAATCCAGCACGTTTGCATACGCACCGTCAACCATGCTAAACGAAACTTTTGTTAAAGTCATATTGACACCCTATTAAACGGAGTATGATCCGCCAAAATATGCATATTTTCCGCTTAGATTTGCGTTAGTTAGCAAATTTCCGCTGGAGTCAGAAAAATACCATCGAGGAAGATTTGCAGCAACGCGCCCATATAACGCTGCGCCATAATCCGTGTTGCTTACCGTGCAATTACCTACGGCGGCTTCCGTATTAGCTGGCGTAAACGGCAATCCGGTAAACAACGCCAGATTTCCATCAGACTGAGCCGGAAATACAACATATGCAGAAATATGAACAATACGTCCAATGCGGGTATAGTGCCCTGTAGCGGTTGAAAGTGATATACCATTTCCAACGGGCGTCCAAGTGCCTTCCTCGTACCAGTTCAACAACTCGCTTGTCATCCCGGCCGCAGCGGTGTTAGCAGAAAATTCAAAACCTTTCGCAGCAGTGCCTTGAATAAGGTTGCCTGTTGCAAGAGTTTGATCGCCAGTAAACGATTGGGCTGCGTCCGTTCGAGCCGCAGTGAAGTTTGCGTCCGGTACTGTCATAGTACGCGTTGCAGCGGCGGCTGGGCCCGCAATCTGCAAAATGCCGCTTGTAGCATTTGACCGCACATTTTTAACGGTAAGATTGTCAGTTGCGACTTTTACAGTGCTGCCACTTTGGACAATCGGCAAAACTTCCGTGCCCGCTAACGGCGTGCTGGCATCTGAAAGTTGGGATATTTTCTTGTCTGCCATAACGACCTCGTTACGCGTACATCACTTCAATTTTTGAAGTGACCGGCGGTGCTTGAGAAAACGTAATAACGTTGTTGGAAACAGAATAAGTGTTTTTCTGTTGATATACGCCGTTAATGTAAATGTTAGTGCCAACTTCGGCGATCTGAACCGGCGCCATAAACTGCGTTTGCGCTCCAGTTCCCGTAAAGTTAACCACGTTTACAGGAACAAGTTTTTGCAACGCGACCTGTTTGGTAACGTTACCTTGCACTACGGCTGCTAACTCTGAATAATCCAGCGGCGTAGTCGCTACTGGAAGTTCTGTAATTTTTACAACTGTCGCCATGTCTGTTACTCCAGCAGCAGCAAGCCGCCGTCTTCCTGAGTTAAGTTATCGCCAATTTCCGTCAGCAAATTGCCGACGGAGGCTCCGCTATCACGCGTGCCTGAAAAAAGCGTAGCAACACCGGCTAAACCGATAGCAACGCTATTTCGCAGTGCAACACCCCAACTCATCGGATGTTAATGGGTTTTGCGTAAATCGCGCCGTCATCCGACACGCGAATCGCACTTACTCGCCAGGGCGCGCCAGTGCCTTGCGGCACAATGAACGGAATCGGCGTAAACGCCGGGATCGGGGTGCTAGAAGTCGTCGCGGTGACGCCCTCACCGACAAGCACGTAGCAGGGGGTCGTTGACCACACCACCACGCCCTGCGGGCCCGCCTGCCAAGTGGCTGTCGAGCCTGCCGTACCAGTATAAGACACCGTGCGTCCTGGGTAGACCGCATCGGCCATCGGGTTAAGAAGTTCCATGATCTACCCTCACGCTAAAAACTTAAGTTTGTAAATGGTCGTAAGATACAACGTCAGTATCTCATCAATCAAATTCTGTAAAGGGGAATCGTCTTTATCACAAACTTTATAACGCATGTCTTCCAGCGTTTTAAGTTCGTCCTGCAAAAAGTCGAGCACATTGTTCGTCTTTTTAGCCGTCTGTAGCGCAATCGGACCAATCAGGCCGTAACGGCCCTGATAGGCCTCCGCGAAACTGTCTGCGAGCGGGATAACCCCCTCGTAAAACTTTTGCAACGCTTTGTGTTTCGCAAAATTACGCGTGTTGAGGTGCGTCGAGTGCGTCACGTCGCGCGCAAGGAACAGATGCCCGATAAAGACTTCACAGGTCATAACGGCATCCCCTGCGGCGGCATGCCTTCAGGCGGCATGGCCATCTCGCGTGTCGCGCTAGGCGCCACAAGCTCACCGGTCGATAGCATGCCGGCTAGCGTGCCCATAATGATGTCCTGCACCTGCTCCTGAGTTAGACCGCTCTCGACCGCTTTAATTCGATCCGTCTCGGCGTTGTACGCCTTGACTTGCGCCTCAAACTCTTTGATCTGCACCTCGCGGGCTTCCATTGACTGCTGCACGCGGCGGAGCATCTCTTGCATCATCTGCATTTCCTGCGCCATTACTTGCATCTGTTGATTGGCGGCTTGCAAGGCAGGGTCTTCTTCATCCGCCAGCAGCTTCGGATCAATCATCTTCTGAAGCCGCTTGCTGATTTCTTGAGCGCCCGGCCAGTCCATGTTCTTGACGAACAGATCGCCAGCCACCTGCCACAGTGCCGGATTGGCCTGCAAAATTTGCCCCATGGCGTCCATGGCTTCCTGGCGCTTGGTTGCGTAAGACGGGCCGGTTGTGACCGCCACGTCGTACTTACCTACCGACGGATTGTAAATTTTTTCAATGACCACGCCCGTCTCGTCCATGATTCGACGGACAGGCTCGGCTTGCATCGGGTCAATACGTACCGTGCCCGTTTCGCCGTCAATGCCAATGATGCGCGCGATGCGCTGGGTGTCGTAAATCTTCGGGATCAAGTCAACGAGTTGGCGCGTCCCATAGCGAATGGCCCGAGCTAGGTTATCTACGAAGTGGTATGTGCCTGTGTCGCCTTGCCGTTCACGCGCCAAAATGGCCCGACCGGTACGCTCATTGGATCGCATGCCGAGGCTTGCATCATATTGGCCTGTAGAGGCCTTGATGTCGTCGGCAGCGCCCATTTTCGCCTGAATCAAGCCCGTCTGGGCGAGCGGCGGCGGAGCGCGTTGTGGCAGCGGCAGGATATTGCCCTGTCCGTCTGTCACGTCGGGGTTAACTTCTAAATACGGCCAGTTAGTCGTGTTGGCCGTCTTCCATTGCTGTTCATAGCCTTCAAACTGACCGCCGTAACCAATAAACGGCGCCTTGGGTGCAAGGGCCAGCATCTCTGCTTCTTGCGATACCCAGTAGTTGTACATGCGCTGGGCGTCCTTGGCATTACGCACAAGGCCCGAAACGAACATACGACCTTCAACTTCAAATTCGTTGCCAATCACGCGGATAACAGGTATCCACTTGCCCGGCCATTCGGATTCTTCAAGTATTTCGTAGCCGTTAGTTTTCAGCCATTTGACGCGTTTAACGTCTACTTCGCGCTTGCGAATCGGCTGAAGGCCCAGCATCTCAAGCTCTTGCGCTTCAGGTGAGCCTTCAAACGCCGTTTGGTTGCCGGCGTACAAATTTAACGTTGCTTTGCTATGCTCTTTGTAGAAATACTCCGCAATTCGCACAGTGTTTTCGTTAATCCATTGCGAAAGCGCCTGATCGCCAATACCGCGCTGCAAAACCGACGAAATCGGCTCGGCATTAGGGTACATACGCTCAAAATCGGCTTTCGGGATGTCTTCGGTAATGAAGCACCACTCCGCATCCGCCCCGCAAGGGTCTTGGATGGTCGGGTCCATGTACACACTGAAGCTATTTCGGATGCGACCGATACGAAGGTCTTGGTCGAACGTATTTTCGTCGCAGTATTCCGTCAAAATGCGGAAATACCCTTCGCCATACGTGACTTGGTTGTCGCATGCGGTGTCATACGCTACATCCGCATCTGAAATATACTCAATGTGACGGACAATTCCGTCAAAAATCTCCGCGACCTCAACGTCTGCCTTGTCATCGACGGGGATGACCTTACCGGCGGGTCGGTTCTGTCGCTGATCGTTCGTAACCTGCCGCACATGCTGCGGGAGCTTGTTGATAGTCAGACACGGACGCGCGTTGACCGTCTGCCCTTGCACTGCTCCGCGCTGCGCGAGCACGTCTTGTGGCCATTGCCACTGGTTATCCGGCGAACCTGCCATAAATCGCAGGTCATCTAGCTCGTCCTCACGGCTGTCTGAGTACGCCGAAAGGGCCATCGTAAGCCGCGAACGGGCTGTAGCGAGCACGTCCGCTGGATCGCGCGACATCTTGCCCTTATCCGTCGGCGTATTGGCCACACGCGCGGCGGCGCGCAGCCCTGTCGGGTCTTTAGCCATTATTTGCGCTTCTTACCTTGTGCTTTACGCTTAACTGAGTAGGCAATCGCAACCGCTTGCTTCTGCGGTTTGCCCGCCTTCATCTCAGCCTTAATGTTTTTACGAAAGGCAGCCTTGCTGGCAGACTTAACGAGTGGCATGTAAGTTACCTCTTTTTAGCCGTTTTGGCTGATTGCCGGAACGCCTTAGCGGTCGGTGCGCCCTTAGACCCAGGCTTGCGCATTTTCTCACCCGATCCGGCCTTAATTCGTTCACGCTTGGCGTGAATGTTACTATATAGCCCGCGTTTTGCTGCCATGTTAGCCACACTTCCATCGTCTAAGTGACGCCTTAGCGCGTTCAGCCGGCCCCTTGGCCTTGGCCACCACACCCTTCATTCGCGCGCAAAAAGACTTCTTACGCCCTGCGTCCGCCTTAGTCTTCGGACTCGGTGCTGGAGCCTTTAAGTTGCTGCCCGTAGCGCGGTTATACTTAGCGCGTCCCTTCGCCGTCAAGCCCGCGCCCTTAGAGACAGGTTGCTTCTCGCCGCGACCGACTGACAGACTGACTGATTTGCGTGCCATTAGGCTCCCATCCAACTGCTTGTCATGCCCGACCCGCGCTCGGTGACGATGCGTCTTGGTCTGTCTCGCGCCTCACGGCTGGCGAGCGGGTAGGCGAAGGTGACGGCGAGCGCGTCGGCGGCGTCTGGTGACGCTTGCCCGCGTGCCTTCATCTCCTTCTTCCCTTCCAAGAACAGCGTACCTGACGAGTTAGGCTTGACGTGTGGCCCACAGAGGTCAGACTTGAGAAGCCGATCGTTTGGGATGCTCGCCGAGCGTAGCCATTCCCGCATGTCGCCCCACATCTCTGCCCGCTTGTTGCCCCACATCACCGGGTTCTTAGCCTTCCAGCCAAAGTTTACCCCACGCACCTTATACCGCTGCTCTTTGAGGCGGTCAAGTATGCCATAGCCTAGCCCGCCCTCGTCGATGACAGTAAGCGCAGGGTTGAACTCCTCGATCGCGTCGATGACGCGTCCCACCGTTGTCATGGTGTCGTCGCCCCGGTAGCGCCGGATAGCGATCAGGTCGCGTCCTTGCCTGACGACGATGACTGTCGAGTCTGCTCCACTTCGCGCTGGATCGACGCCGATAACGCGTGGCGCTGACTCGTCCTTGTACCTTGGGCGCTGAATAGCCTCCTCAACAACTCGCGGAGCAATGAACTGGTCGTCACCGTCTGAAGGAAACTCTCCGTAGACCTCAACCTTTGCCTGGCTACTATCTGCTCCATACTCAGCGATGATTTGCTCGTAGACGGCTTTGTCGGTGTCCTCGACTTGCCG